TTAACACTAGACATAGAACGGGCAGGAGGTCAAAAGGACTACGGTCTATAGACCATTTTACGCAAAAAGACGCTTTCGCTTTTTTAGAATTTACGCAACTAGTATATAAAAAAACGCGGTACGCCTACGGCTACTGCTCTTCGTCTGAATGGAGTTCGTTAAGCAGTTGTCTCAGTTTAGTACCTTGAACTTCTGCTTTTACTTTACCAGCATCTTCACCTTGCCTAGGATCTATTTCGGGTCTCGCATCTTTTGGTGTTGCTGGTGTTACTTTAGATTTCTGTTTTAATTGATCAAACACTTGTCCTGTTTGTTTTGTAACATAACTGCTCTGCTCTTCCTCATCTAAACTTCTAATTCTTAATGTATCGATATCAAATTCTAAATCTACTTTCTGACCAACACCAGAACTAGATCTAGTTTTCATAAACTGTATTTGATATCTGCCACGTTCTCTCATCGCTCTACTTGTGAATATACCAATCACGTTATCTGCTGTTTGTATTTTAGATAATCCACCTGCTATGTGAGAATGATCAAATTCTATTTCTTCTACACTTGCTCTGTTTAACTGTGATGCTGTTGCAAGTAGCATTTGCGATTCAACTGCAAAGTTTCTCAGTTCTTCTGAAACGTATTTGTCTTTAATAAACAAATCTGCAGGAGATACTCTCTTGGACTTTGGCATCATTAAATCTAAATAATCAATTAATATACAATCAACTTTTTTCTTATTCTTTAGTTCTAGTTCTTTAATATATGTTTTCACATCAAGTATTGTGCTACCACTTGGCAAATATTTTAACTGTAAGTTACCTGATTTTTTCTTTAGCATCTTAACTTTCATTTCAACATCATCCATGGACTTCATTACATTTTTTGTTGGAATGTTAGTTGTCATTGCATCTATCCTCATAGCCGCAAGTGTTTCAGATAATTCAAAAGATATGTATACTACGTTCAAGCCAGCGAGTGACCAATTCACTGCAAGATTCTGTAAGAACAAACTTTTACCTGCACCTGATCCGCCTGCAAAAATGTTTAGTTCTCCGCGATTAAATCCGCCAAACAGTTTCTTGTCGAGATTTGCCCACCCTGTACTGACTTGTCCGTTTGAACTTTTTAAAAGTTCTAGTCTACCTTTTGGGTCTTCAAAGTAGTCTGTACCTAGATCACGTGTCAGTCCTACGTTCACTGCGTCCTTGACCATATCCTCTACTGGAGCATAATCACCTCTTTCGAGTAAGTCTGCAGATTGAAGTATTGCACTTTCAAGTGCCTTGTGTCTAGAAAATGTTTCAAATTCATCTAACAACCAATTGAAGTGAGATGGATCTAAATCCTGTGCACCTTTTAACTTGATATCTTGACTAGCATTTACCTGATCAACTTCAGGCATTACTTTATATTCTTCAACATAATCCTTAATGAATTTTGCAACTGGTTGTAATTTTCTATCAAAATGTTGTGGCAAGAATATATTACTTGCTCTAGCAAATGATTCAGCATCTGCTAAAAACATTTCTAAATACAACTTCTGAACATCAAAACTATACTCTGCCATACATCTTTCTCTTTAAATCTATTTTAAGTCTATTAGACTCAGTTGATTTTAATATTGATTGTATCGTGAACAATCTCCCATATTTTAACACAGCATCGGCGACATCGTCAACTCCTTCTTCCCATTCTGGAAAAGCAACACTCCAACGAAAATCCATTGCTTGATTAATTAATTTTTCTCCCGGTGCATCTCTATCTGGTACTACGATTACTTTTCTACCAAGTGCATCAATTAGTTCTCTTTGTGTATCATTTATCTCTGAACCTAGTATGCTAACGCCAGAAACGGATATAGCATCAAAAGGCCCCTCAGTTACAATAACAAATTTTCTAGTCCAGTCTTGTGCGTCCATGTTGAATACATATCCTGGTTGTACTTCTGTGTAGTATTTTACTTTGTCTGAATCATCAAATATTCTCCCGGTATAACCAACAACGTCACCTTTCCAATAAAATGGAATTATCAATCTTCTGTTAAAATCAAAATTCATATCAGGTGAATACATAAAGTCATACCATTCTGGACCAATGCCTCTTTGCTTTAGATAATTTAATAATGAATCAATGTATCCATGCTGTTTGTCAGTTAAATCTTTTTTAAGATATTTTTCTAACCAAACATCTAGTTTATGTGCATTCTTTGGCAAAGTTTTTTTAATAAACGAAACAAATTTTTTCTTTTCAATTACGTTATCACTTTCTTCCAAACGCATGGCTTCGATAACAAGTTTCTTAATTGTATTGTCGTCGATACCTAGCCACGACATCCATTTTTTAGTTTTTACAGAAATTTTTCTCCCAGGCGTGTAAGAAGTTTTGAATCCACAATTAAAACAATGATAAGATAACGTTCCATCTGCACTGTTCATGATACCACCACGTTTCTTTTTGTCTTGTGTTTCTCCGTTGTGTATACAACAAGGTCCGTTGAATGCAATCCACCCAGAAGGAGTTTTTTTCTTATTCGTAGGTAAGGATGTCAGAATAGTCGACTGGATCAGGTTCATAAACTATATTTTATAGTCTATATAACAATTTGTCAAGTGAGCCAGTATTACCAGATGCTCTATCGTGTGTGAATCTAACGTTTTCCCAAACACCAGTAAAGTTGTAATAGGTAATACCAGTTTGATCAGTAAAGTCTACTGTTTGGATTGTGTACCAATCTGTGTTTGTTGGTGTAGATGCTAGTGTACCTTGTATTTGAAAATTACCAGTGTAACCAGTCCAATATGCCGCCACAGTATGAAGTGCTGAATTATTATTTTGTCCTGGTCTGGCAAATATGTTTCCAGATGTTCTTCTTGTTGTTGTACCAGACATAGCAACAAATGTAGGTTCAACACTTGCAACAAATTCAGGATATGCACCACTTAATATTTCAACAGACCCTGATGCATTGTAAAAACTATCAGCATATGTTACTTCTCTGCTGTTATCAGATTTAACTTCTCTGATTGCATAGTTGTAAAATTTTGCATCTAAAGATAGCAAATCTCCGTCAGTGATAGTCACTGATGCTTGTCCTTTAGTTGCAACTGTACTGCCGTCATCTAGTATTGTTAAGTTTCTAGTCAACACTGACTTATTACTTTCTGTATCAATTAGATTGAATTCGTAGGTTTTAGAAGTAATAAATTGTGCTTTTTGATCCTCGTTTTTAAATGTAAAAGTGATAGGATTTGATACTCCTTTATACACTCTTAATCTACGATCGTACACTTTTCCGTTCCTTCCGTTATAACCACTTATTGTGGCCGTTACCAAATTGGTTATTAAATACCTTGAGACTGTTTGCATAGTACATATTTAACAGTATTTATTGGAAAGTGAATGAACGAAATATTTGAAAAACTAGGAAAGAAATTCCCTTTTTTAACACTCGTACAAAAGAGTGACTTTGAATATGTTGGTATAGTACAAAATCAAGACACCAATGTTATAAGTGTATACGACTATGATAAAATTGCAACACAGCGAGAGAAAGAACTATTCTTATCATTAGGCGAAACTTGGTGGTGGGAATCCAATAGAAAATTACCAATTAACATATTTCTTAAGAAAGACTTCAAACAGTTCAAGTACACACTCACAACATTGAGCGGCAAAGACGTTAGAATTGTGCATGGACCTACTGTACGATTGGCCGATATTGCGAAGAAACGAATAAAGCGAAGAACTATTCAGTTAATGCGTAAACCTACCTAGTTTTCTTCTTTTCAGGAAGTATAGCACCTGTTGTAAGATAGTGTTGTGTTAAAGGACTATCTGGTTGATAACCATACGGATCTGATTTTTTAGAAGAAGTTTTTTTGTTAAGTCTTTTACGGATTTTCTTTTTCTTTTTTTGATTGTGCATCAAAACTATATTTATTTCTTTTTATCAAATTCATCTGTACTACGATTGCATGAGCATATGCAATGGCGTGGGATTTTTTAAAGAAGTAACTGCCATCAGCAGGTTTGACCCAAACTTCTTTTAGTATATCAACCCAGTCCTTGTACATCAGATGTCTTTTTGCTGGACGTATAATTGCTAATACACTTGCAAGTTGTTCAATGTTTTTAGGTTCTAATTTTGATACTATATTAAAGTGTCCGTTCAAATGAAACAAGTTATCAACAACAGTTGAATCTTTTAACATCTCCCAATCAGGTTCTTCGATCATCAATTCTACAAGTTCTCTTTCAGATTTAATGTCTTTGTAGATGTTAACATTTAATAAATCAATTTTAAAATATCCACGTCCTTCCGCTACTTTATAATCTAAACTAGAACCTTTAGTATTTGGGTTCACAGGAATGTCATGAAAATATATTCCTGACTTATGTTTTTCGTGTACATCATTTTTAACAATAGTTGCTGGAGTATGTTTGAATAATTGTAACACTCCTTCTCTATCGTAAAAATCAATATCTACATCAGGCATTAGTGTATTGTTCCTCCTGCTGTTTTATCAAATTCTTCTTTGGCTCCAGGTTTAAGCATATCGATAACGTCTAACATTTTTTTATATCCTGCACTTTGAACAGTTTCAGGATTCATTTCCGGCACTACAATTTTTCCTAAAGAGCCATCTGGTTTGATAACAATAACGCAGTCACCGATTTCAAAATCTAGTTCTTCTGCTACTTCTATATCTATCTTACTCAATTTTCGCTCCTTTGGCTGTTTCTTGGACAAACAATAAATCTGCTGGATAACTTTTAAACTTGCTTGACCAATATTCTGGGTTAATAAATTTCTGTGTCATTTGTAATTGTTCGTCTGTAAATGATTGTAACATTTTTTTGCCTGCTGTGCAACCTAGTATTAACCATGGAGATATCTTTCCTGATTGTATGTGTTGTACCGCTCTGTTTGTGTTTACTAATCTAAAATAATCAGACCATTGTGCATTTTGATCCTGTGCCCAATCCATCATTGTAGTAATTGATCTTTGTAGTGCAGATTCAACAGGCTCAACTTTTAACGTATCAACTAGATATGTTTCATACAAGTCTTCCCTTGCCCAATGATCAAGTTTTATTCTGGACAACACAATATAATCTACATACTTGTCTGGATATAAAGGATTTATATGCATCATGAATCTTCCAAATTTTACAAACGCATTGTAATACTGAGACGAGCAAAAATCATCATATGTTCTTGGTTTAGCATTTTTTTGATTAACTTCATAGAATCTTTGAAATACTATGAATCCATTTTGAACCCATTTTTCATTTTTTTGCAAATGTCTTCTTTTAGGTTCACACATATGAACTTGTAAAGTTCGTTCACGTGAAAAAGCCTTGCCACAATAAGTGCAAGTAAATTTAGTTAATTCCGTGTGCATCTAACAATTCCTCTAATTCTCTATCAGTGATAATCTTATCTAGTGTTTCTAGATCAGATTCTTTCCAAGTAGGATAAATTTGTTGTAATTGTTTTAATGATTTATTAGGTACACGTTTCATTGGTTTTATCCATGGATGAAATTCTT